AACACAACCAATGGTACGCATTCGGACGTACCCCACGTGAATTGGCCGAACACATCGCGCGCAAACTAAGCGCCGCTGACAGTGTTTTCCTCGGCGATTTCTCACGTATGGACGGTCGTGTTTCTAATCTGGGACGTCTGGTCACCAACGCCATCTATCGGAGGGCGTACGGTACATCGGACGACTTGGAGCGTGTGCTGGAAGGAAAAACGGGCAGGAAACTTAGGTTACTCTTCAGAGCCACAAATCAGCAGGTCGAGGTTGACACCAGTGGTAACTCCCGGCTTTCCGGTGAGCCAGGCACCTCTCTCGACAATACTGTCGAGAATGCTTTCATCGCTTTCCACGCCTATTTCTGCATCCTCAAGGACAGAGACTTGGCTTGGGAGGCTTTGGGCAACTGTTGTTTCGGAGGGGACGACAGTATGATGCCAAACATGAAGAAACGCAATTACACAATCACCGCCTCTATTCTTGGCCACGTGGTGACTGGTGAGGAACTCAAGCGTGGCGCTTCCGGCGTCAACTTCCTCGCCCGTTACTTCGGCCCCACAGTATGGCATGGAGACTCAAACAGTTGTTCTGACATCCGTCGGCAACTCTCCAAATTTCACACCACGGCTCGAATGCCAAAATCCAAGGAAGACAAGCTCATCGAAAAATGCCAGTCTTTCATCCTCACCGACTCCAACACTCCCGTGTTGGGTCAGGTATGTAGGAAGGTTTTGGAAATCGCCAAGCCGGCGAAACCCTTGCTTCGAGAGGGGGTCAAACCGGCAAGGTGGTGGGACCAGTACGAAGGCCGAGACCAATTCCCTAACAACAACACCGACAATTTCATGGACGCTCTCCTCACCAATCAACTCCCCACGTTTAACGTGAAGGGTTTTACGGAGTGGATCGAGTCCCGCACAACTTTAGCGGAGATCATGGAAGGCTACGGCTGCGAATACGATATCGCTCCGAAAGCCCCAAACGTCGTTTGCGATCAGATTCTGGATGATACAGTCGTCACATCTGATTGCGCGGCCATTGGAGATGGTGCAGATTTGGGGTCCAAGCTCAGGTTGAGTTTGAAGAACTTCCACACAGGAGAGACCAAAGATGTCAAGGAAGGTGTCAAGGTCAGCGCATCTCCTGTCCACGTCCCAGACGTGAAGTACTCGGCAGTCGCAGAGCCAAAGCTCGCCCCCGAAGTACCAGGTGATGTGGAAGTCAAGGTCGGCCCCGCCAAGGCCGAACAGGATGAATCCAAGGATATCCCGGGGCGGAGGGCACGTCGTCGTGGCAGGAACAGAAAACGTAAAGGGAAACGCGCTTCTGTTTCTGTCACTTCGGTGGCGCCCTAACGCCTCACAACGCGGTGGAAGTGTTGGACACCCGCTCACTGGGGAGCGGGGCCACTAAAACAACACCAGACCTCAGCTCAAACTCCATAACAACAATGCCCACGCGCAAGCAAACTCAAAATCGCAAAAGAAAACGCAATGATCCTCCAGCTTCTAGCGCTAATCGTGGACGTCGCAATAGAAAGCGTCGCAAGCTTAACAGTGTCCCTTCTGGAATGCTGCCATTCGCTCGCATGCTGGCTAACCCCTGCGACGCAACGCTAATCCCAGGCTTTAACGGAACTGATGAAGGCATACTTTCACGCCTTAAAACGACATACACATACCCGGCCACTGCTAACACCAATGGCTATGTTCTGTGGTGCCC